GAGAGCAGCATTAGTATACATATTCATCTGCTGTTGACGCTGTGGGTCTTGTTCTATGAACTCTTGGAACTTACTCATGTCACCAGAATAGCCCATAGTCTTAGCAATCTTGTTCATAGCCTCTGGCTTAAATGCTTTAAACTGCATCATTTACTTAATGCCCTATCTAGTTTATCTTCGACACGATGTAATGCTTCCATGACACGGTTCATGTCTTCTCTTAATTCATTTTTTGTAGCGTAGTCTTCGCGTGTTCTATTCAATAATATATCTATGCGCTTAATCTCTGACATTTGATTACGAAACATCCATAGCGCAGGTGCAATCACCAGCGTCAGGATAATGTTCCAGAACATCATGCTTGATAATTCCATGATTATACACCTATAGTTTAGTAGGCTACTACGACTTTATCAATCATCCAGCAATCTCCATAAGAGTGAGTGTAGCAATAAACCTACCGTAAGCTGCAGTGTCAGAATCATTAGCATCACGCAAGTAATAAAAAGCTGAACCATTATAGTTATTATATTGAACTTTGTAAGTTAGCGCACTCGTTGAACTTGGACTGTCTAAAAACTGAGGCATAATAATGGGATTTATCGCGTTTGTGTCACCGCTGGATGTTCCCCTTATGCCCGTTGTTGCAAGCGTTCTTGACCCTGCTGTAGCTGGAACACCCACATCGGTCGAGCCACGGAGATATTTAAGAAATACCACATAACTGTTTTGCGAATGGTCAAGCGAACCAATCTGACAAGATAGTAAAATTTTATTGCTTGTTGATGAAGGCGTAATTGCCGCTGATAAAGTGCCTAAATCATTCCACCCTGCGCTTGACGACAGAGAATCAGCGGTTGTATCTACAGTTTGTACAACTTGCAGTATCTTTCCGACAACTTTTGCATTTTCTTCTGTTCTACTCATGCTAGGTCTCCGTGTGCATTTGAACACAAAACATCATAGTCTTCTATGGTACCAGCGTCGTTAGATGTGTTGCATCTGTAATGGGATGTTGTAATTAAACCGTTAGCTCCCAAATGAACAAACAAATTGCTACCATTTAAAGCACAAGTGCCAACCGCTGAATAGTCATCACTATTCATTGCGCTAGTAAAAACTATGTCCGTTCTTCCAGCACCGTCATCAGTTATAGAAGCTACGTTAAAACTACCTTGTATTGTGTGAGTATTACTGTCTATGGTTGCACTAACATATGATTTTGCACTACCCTCTGCAACAGTAGACAAAGCCACGCTGTTGTTACCGCTGGCATCCTTTAGGGTGTTAACTCTAAGTTCGCTTGCCATTATGCTAAGTCTCCGTGTATTAACAATTCAACTCTTGCTATGTCTGCGGCGGAACTGCTAGAATCATTAAAACTATTCATTCTGGTAACTGAGGTGGTGGGGGCAACAAATGCTCCATTTGAACCATTACGATGTGTACATGCCCAACCACCGTGCGTATTTGTATGTGTGCATGAAGTGACAACTGCACTATAATCAGCATTGTTCATAACATTTACGATAGTGTTGCTATAATCTCCTGTCCCGTTGTCAGTCAAAGTGCTTTGATTAAAACTGTCAATTACAGCTACCGTGCTTGTACCATTCCAAGTACAGAACATTTTTGTTAATCCCTGCTGAAGATTATTCGTGGTTGAGTTGCCCTCTCCAGTCACGCTAATAGAGCCAGCGGTGGTTACACCTTTCAGGTTATCTACATTAAGAATACTAGCCATTATGCGAGGTCTCCGTGCTGCACAAACTGTAAAAATTCTGGGTCTTCAATAGCTAAAGTATCTGCACGAACACCCCACGTTACTACCTGACTTGCGCTTGCAGGACCCGGAAGATTTATGTATCTATTATAAGTAGTACCATTATCAGATACATTGTTACTACCTGCTGTAATACTATTTACATCACTGAAAGAGCTAGTAAAAGCATGAGTATATTTTCCTGTAGCGTTATCTGTGACACTGCTAATATTGAAACTTGCTCTAATTGTTGCAGTTCCTGAACCATCTAAATTATTAGATGCCTTCGCAGCTTGTTGCTTAGTCAACGCAACAGGACCAGTGCCAGCCTTATTTGCAATAGTATCTACATTCAATACACTGGTCATACGATACTCCAATAACCATTAACAGTAACGGTTGCAGACTGCGTTATAGGACCAGCAGATAATCCATTCTCATCGCTGTCAATCGTGATGTCTGCGCTGATAGTTTGACCATTCAGACGGATGATGCTGTTGTTGCCCTTGAACGGATAGCGTGTGTCACTCTCTGTCTTAGTGTAGCTGCTAGATATAGCAAAGGTGTCATAGACCACCATCTCAACAATATCGTTCAGGCTGGCGGCTGTAACTAATACAACACTTGTGCCTGTTGTAGCTGCATAGTCAGTTCCGGGCTTTAGAAGCACACCGTTCTGATACACATCCATATACAGGCTGTCCGTATAGCTCAGTGTTTTCGCATCACCGTCACTGCCACTAAAGCTGGTTTGACTAGCTGTAGCTTGATATACAAAACGGTTACGAACACCAAACTCTGGAGATTTTCCTATGTATGGCATTATGGTTTCTCCGGCCACTTAACATCATCAAGTGATGTTGCAGTTTTAGTGATATCTCGTAAGTCTTGACGATACTTTTTTTGTGCATCTGTCATGGTCAAGTCACTAGATGCCCACCAGTCGGTTTCTGCAATTTTACGATTGCGTTCTACTCGCAACAAACGCAAAGGTTCGGCAGCTTCCAATTCAGTAACCTTTGCATTTATTTCGGCATCAGTTGGACGAGTGCTTGAGTCATCGTGCCAAACTAGTCCAGACAATGTAGACCCAGTTAGTGTCCATTTTGCATCTGGTCGCAATTCCATCAATGCTTTATCAATCATCCCGCAATCTCCATCGCAGTAATCGTTGATTGTGGAGCATTGAATCCTGCACCATCCGTATTGTTAGCTGTTCGGTTATAGTAAAAAGTATTACCATTGTAGTTGTATAGTTGCACTTTATAAGTGAGTGCGCTTGTAGAAGAAGGGGTATCTATCAACAAAGGTATTACGCAACAATTTTGCCCGTTAGTATCGCCAGACAAAATACCTCTTACAGATTGTGTCGTCGTTGTTTGACTGCCACTGCTTTGCGTGAGAATGGCTGTGCCATTTCTTGTGTATCTCATGTGCATCTGATAAGTGTTTTGCGAGTGGTCCAAAGTACCGATTGTTGTTAAAAGCATAATTTTATTAGAAGAAGAGGATGGAGTAATTGTTACAGACAATCCCCCTAAATCTGTAAAACTACTATAACCAGAGGATGATACTTGTGTGGTGTCCACAGTTTGCACAACCTGCAACACAGCCCCTGCTGACATTCCACCATCAATAATTTTAGTTAAGGGCATAACCTATTCCTTACGCGTAAGGGCTGTCACCCAATACAGATGTATCCCAAGCTGCTTTTAGCTTTGCGATTGTATCTGCATCGCTAATTGCAGAAGCAGCAGGTGCATCACGCAGAGCCTTCTTCTTAGCTACAGATGCAGTTTTTGCAGAAGCATCGTCAGCCTCTAGTGCTTTCATATACACGACATCCTCTGCTTCTAACAGCGGCTGACGTACTTCACGGATTTTGTCCTTGAAAATAACTTTAGCAGCAGTCATGTCTTCAGAAATGACTTTTCCATTCAGAGTCCATGCGTCTCTGAAGTGACGGTCAGATGGAACGGTAGCGGTTGAAGCATCAATCTGATTACCGTCCTTATCTACGATATATGTTGTTGGTGCCATGAGGTTTCTCCTATGCGGCTACGGTTTCATCGGTGGCTAGGTCTTCACTAATCTTCCAAGCATTGCGCCACTCTCTTGTCGCTGGAAGCTGTTCTTTGCGGCATATTACCAGTTTTGGTTTGTTTCCGCTATCCCACTCACGCCAAACGTGCTGTGGGCAGTCTTTCATAATCAAATACTCAATTGCTTGCTCTTCTGTCATCGCCTCGACAGGCTCAGTGTTATGGAGCAAATATCCTCTTGTGTGCTTCTTAAAGTCGGGCTGTGCCTCATCTTTGGCTAACTCCCAGTACACCTGCACAGGTGGCAGGATACCGCCCTGCAATGCACAAGCCATCCAGTTAGGGTCAGGCACAAGCACTTTAGCGCACTCATCAACGCTATCTTCGTACACCACACGATACTCAGACTGATGCGGCTCAAGGTTTTCCTTTGCCCAGCAAAGACGGTCAAACAAGTGTGTGCCTTGAAATTCAGGTGTTTCCATTATGCTAAGTCTCCAAGTGCCGCTGTTCCACAGTCAGTTATGCTGTCCTCAGAACGTGATAAATTGTACCAAGTGCCTATACCGTATGCGCTGGTTGATGAGGCATCACAATGAGTTTCTCTGCCGTAGATAGTGAACGTGCAAGTTGTGACTGCGTAGTTTGCATTGCCCATTGCGCTTGAAAAGTTTACTTCAAAATTTCCTGTCGCGGTGTCTGTAATACTGCTTGTGTTGAGACTGTCACTTAAAGATGCGGCGACAGTAAATTTTGCCCACTGTTTTGCACTACCCTCAACAACGAACTTTGTGTCTACAGAGCCGGAGGTGCTGTGTTCTAGGGTATCTGCTTTGATTTTTCCTAGTGCCATTACGCTAAGTCTCCTAAAGTAGATGTGGACACATTGTTAGCGTCTGTTGCCGTACTTTCGTGATACACAGTTGTCAAATCTGTTGCAGATGTTGTTATGTTGAGGTCAGAAACATAACCTAAATTCATAGGTTGTTGATTAGAACCCGGATAACCCGCACAACCGTTATTTGCGTAGTTTGCATTACCGAAATTATTTGAATAATTAAAAGTAAAGCGACCCGTTGAAACATCTGTTACACTTGAATTATTGAGACTATCACCAACGGCAGGAGTTACTTGGTCATATCTCATCCACGCCTTTGCCAAACCCTGCTGCAAGTTAGTCGTTGTGCTATTACCTTCACCTGTTACAAGGATAGACCCAGCAGTGCTTACGCCAGTGAGTTTGTTTGTTTTTACCTCACTCATGCTAAGTCTCCGTGAAGTATTGTAGAGTTATAATCTGCATCATACGCGGCAGTAAAAGTGCTAGCGTTGACAGAAGCGTGACGTATAAGTAGTTCAGAAGTAGAAATAGTATCTGTGCCTTCAGCTAGACCATAACTACCTTTGAGGTAACTATCACCTGTTCCTTGTCTTTGATGACTTGCAATAGCGTAATCATTATTACTCATATTGTTTGTAAAAGCTAAAGTCGCTCTACCCTGCGCTGTATCTGTAACAGTGCTTATATTGAAACTATCTCTTGCAGTTTGACTGCTATCCCAATTGCACCAAACCTTCGCCGCCTGTTGATTAGTCAGCGTAGCCGCACCACCGCCTGTGCTTTGTATGGTATCTGCTTTTAATGTACTCATAGCGTCACCAACGTCCCGCCAGACTCAACTGTAAGTGTAACACCAGAAGCCACAGTAAACGGACCAGTTACGTTGGCGTTCTCTGTGGCTAGGATAGTGGTGTCTGTGTTGAGTGTCTGATTGTTTGTGCGGAAGATACCGCCAGACTTAAAGTTGCCTCTGTTTTCTGCGGCAGGTGAAATGGACCCAGAGGATACACCCATGTACATAACAAAGATATTGTTACCGGAGTTACTTGATGGTGCTTCATCAAACGTAAGAGTGGTTCCGTTAGGTACGGTATATGATCCAGTTGGCTCTTGAACCACCCCATCTACGGAAACGACTATATCTTCTGCACGAACCGTCTGATTAAGAGTAAACGTGGTAGTGCTTCCATCACCACTAAACTCCTGCCTTGTAGGTCTGGCCTGAAAACTAGATACTACTGGATTACCAAGAAAAGGCATCAGGTGATCTCCATTATACTCGCCACAGTGTCCAAGCTGTTTGCCGTGTCGCTTTGCACAATCAAGCTATGCCCTGTTTCCATGACAATCTTGTTGCCTGCCATGTATTCAAAACTAGATGCCGCAGGAATCGGTATGTCTTTTGCCAGAAACACCATATCTCCAGCGTTCAGCTTTATGTCAGCAGTGATTTGAGAAGATGAAGTGTTCGCCAGAGTCAGACCAAT